CCTGAGGTGTGTTTTTTCCTTAAAAGACCGTTGCCCTCAATTGTTTTAAGGTATCCAGGGCCAGCGCCGACCTCTTCGTTGTGAATTCCAAATATATTAGTACTTGGTGTCGCATCATTGTTTGAAAGGAAAGATCGGCAAGCCCGCCAGGTCCCAGGGTGAGAGTACTGTCCGATGATGTAGCCCATTAGATGCGGGCGTAATAGTAGACAGCCGTGGTCGTTCCCAGCTTGAGTCGGTCGGCCCACAGCGAGCCGGTGATGTTCTGGCTGACCGTGAAGGTCGTCGGTGCGCTAGTGCTGTCGACGGTGATGGTGCCTATGATTACAAAGGCCTGCGTATCGGTATCGGTAGGTATCGGGTCGTTGCCGCCAATCACTTGAGGGTATCGAACACTTGTCACATCTGAGGACGGGTAGTCGTTAGTCGACGCGTCAGGTCCAGTCCGCAAAACAATATAAGACGTCTTGGTGGTCGCATCGTAATTAGTAGAGACTAGTTCACCTGTGGGCGGGTTGGCCACGCCAGCGGTCACTCTGTTTAGTAAAACCGTTGTCGAGGAAATGTAATCATCGAGGGTCGGGACGATATTGTTAATCGTGCCGGACTCGACCTGATATGTGATCGTAGAAACACCAGCGGAAATTTTGATGCCTACGTTGATGAGCCTGAAAGGATGCGTGTATTCACCAGGCAAGACAGTCCACGGAGCCCAAGACTGCTCGATGCTCAGGTTGTGGCCTGCAGCCGATGACGTGAAGTTATAGCCTGCTCCTGGATTGATTTGCATATTATTCGCCGTTCTTGTAAACGCCGGCTGGATAGCCGTTCGGATTGTAGCGGATCTCGTATGAGCACTTGAAGACGCTGCCGTAGTCCTCGAAGTTGACCTGCGAAAGGAGCATGCAGTCGAGCGTGCCTTTAAGGAACATGGTCCCGATGTAGTCGGGCAGCACCTTGACGGTCGAGCAGAAGTTATTGCTACCAGAGGTCGTCCCTACCGCGTCACGGAAATCGGCGGTCTTGGTGGTTTCGGATGACTTGAAATACAGCACCCCAGAGAAAGAGGTAACCTGGGCGAGGTAGCTTGTCTTTCCGTAGTAGTGCGGATGATCGGGGTCGACGAAGCCGATGAAGCGACCGCCTTCACCAGTCTCAAAGCAAGCCCCGTGATACCCTTCCGAGGAAGGCACTGGTACAGGTTTTCCGGTCGTCACATTTAGCAACGTAACAGGAGGGCCAAGCGTAGAATCATCGTAAGCGCCGCCAAAGTCTGAAGGCAGTCCGGCAATGGGGGAGGATGCCAGAGAAAAACCAGAAGCGGCCACAAAGAAGTTCGGGTGGCTTGTGATGGGCTCCGAGGTCAGGCCCATGGACCCGGTGACGTTAGGGTTGGTCCAATTCAATGCCGCTTCACCTGTTCCGTTTTTGATACCGATGTATTCGGCGGTGATGGTAGCAATACCAAGCTGATCGTAGACGACCTCAATCTTGTGGACCGCCATGAAGTTAAACTCTGTGATGGGATGCGCGGCTCCGCGGGCAAAGGCGGTAAGCCCGCTGATGGCCTCGGTGCGGTTCATCTTAAAGACGCAACGGCCCGTAAAGAGTCCGTATCCGTCGGTTGCCACGTTCCAGCCAGGCTGGAGCATCGCGGCGGTGAGGGCGTTGCCCTGGTCAATGCGTGCCATAAATTATTTTCCGCTTAGGAGTTTAGCGCGCGAGGGTGCGGCGGTGGACTTGTCTCCCTTGGAGAAGTCAACGGCGGCCACGGACTCCTTGGTGGCAATCATCTGGAGTAGTTCGGTGTGGCGCTTCAGCTCGTCGATTTGCATCTGGGCCATCTCAATAGCGATGTTAGAGCCAACGCCGATTACGTTGCCGTAACCAGTGATTTCACCGGGCTTGTTTTTGCCTGCAAAAGTCTTGAGGTCAGAAAGTTCTTTGGCGTCAGCGCTGGCTTTGGCCTTGGCTGCTACTGGGTCAGGCTGATACGGGGTTCGCTCAATAGCACGACGCTCGAGAATGTCCTGTATCTCAGGGTCTTTTGCGTAATCGCTTAATTTAGCGTTCATTAAGAATGTTTTCCCGGCTCGTCGTACAAAGTCAAACATGCCAGTCGACTCTTTCATGTATTGAAATCGAGCCCTTTCATTCTCTGAAATGCTAAAAAATCCAGCGCCTTCTCCGCCCTGTTCTCTGGCAACTGTTTCGGCTGCAAGTTTGGCTTGGGCTCGATCTAGCACATCCTGCCTGCGCCCAGAAAGTTCTCGGGCCGATGCGACTGTGCCAGGTCGTAGATACTTGGACTCGCCCCTCTCGGCAAATGCCATTGCGTCTTTAGCATCTTGAGCTGCCTTGGCGATAGCTCCAGAGATAAAAGAGATTGTCGAATTAAGGAGCACTAGCGGGGCGACGAAGGCGAAGGCAATGTCCTTGAAGGCCATGCTGAACTTCTTGCCGATGTCGTCGACCTGCTTGCCGAAGCCGACCGTGGCGGCCTTGGCCTTGTCCATCGCCTGCGGGACGTCGGAGGTGGTCTTGATGTTGACTGTCAGGTCTTGGGCCATGTCGTCAGGGTGTTTCCTTTGCAGGATTGGAAGCGGCGGCGGCGGCGTCCTTGGCTTCTTCCTCGGCCATGAAGGCTTCCTCTTCGGGCGACATGATCGCCACGTCCGCACCCTTGGAGATAGCCAGGGCGGAGTTCAGCCAGATGGCTTGGCACTCCGGCATCTCCCATGCGCGCTTCTCGTCGATGCCCGATGCGATAAGGTTGGCCACAATCGATAGCGGCCACGGGACGCCTTTGCTTCCTCCGCCTGCTTTCTTGGTCTGCTCCCAGAATTTAGGCCAGTCTTGGACTAGGATGTAGCCGGCAAAGGCTTCGAGCATGGCCTGAAACTTGGCAGGCTTTCGGGCAAGGGATAGCATCCGCAGCTGATCGCGCCAACCGATGTCGCCCAGAGGTTCTTCAGCGCACACTTGGCAGGCGAAGATAAGGTCGGCAGGAGTCACGCCGCGGGAGCCGGTTACCAGCGGAGAGTCGAAGGCCATCAGCCGTACCCGGTACTTGAGGCACCAGGGGTAAAGGGAACGACCCAGCAGCCGAAAGGGAGCGGGGTCGATAAAGGCCGCGAGGAAGCGCTTGTCCATGCCGCCTAGTGTAGCCCACTTGGGGCTAAGTCAATTAGGCAGGCGTGATGCCTTCGTAGTCGATAGCCGTCACAGTGACCGCAGTGAAGCCCTTGTTGGAGCCCTTCTCGTCAATCTTGGTGACCGTGCCGACAAAGGAAACAGAGGCCGAACCAGCCGGGTAAGCGGTGGCGGCATTGAGCGTAAAGCTAAGAGCCACGCCGAGGACCGGCATCGTGGAGGTCTTGCACACGCCATCGATGGTGATGGAACTCATGCGGTCGTCGAGCCGGTGGGTCTTGGTCAGGCCAGCTTCGTCGACCACCGTGGCCTCGGCGTTGAACGAGGATGCGAGCGAGTAGCTCTGGACGAAGAGGTTGGTGACGGTACCTGCGACACCGTAGAGACAAGTGACTCCGTTAGAGATAGCGGCCATTTGAATATGCTTGGTTTGGTAACCTTACGCGGGGAAGACGGCCAGTAGGTCGAACGTGAACGAGGTCGCCCAGGAGCGCTCGTCGATACCCTCGTCTTCGGACTGCATGGTAACGTCGTAGCAGGACGCGTCGCCAGTGGCCGTGAAGGCCGCCTTGATGGAGGTCAGGTCGCGCATATTGCCGGACAGGGCGGCGCAGCGGAGGCGGTGATCGGCGAGGGTAGTGTCATCAGCGTTCGAGAACAGGGTGATGCGGACCGAGCAGGAGAAGTTGCCTTCGCCTTCGGGCAGGTCGGACGGTGCCTGGGCAGACTCGCAGACGACCACGGCCTTGGGCAGGGTCTGGGTGGCCGCGTTGTCGCCCGTGAGGAACGTGACGGTGGTCAACCCGGTCTGGGTCGAGAGGTAAGTCGCGACGGTGGCCTCGACGATGTGACGGATGGATTTAGTGCCCATGGTTATGATTTGTTGTTAAACTTGTTGATGTCGAGCTGGAGCAAGTGGCGGATGCGTCCGGGCATTGCCTTGACGCGGTAGCCGTAGACGAGGCCGAGGACACCAGCCTGATCGGCGATGCCGTTGATGTTGCCTTTGCTGTTGGTGATTGTGACTTCGGCAACCTTGTCGGTAAAGGTGGAAGTGTTTCGACCAGGGACTGAGGTGTGCTTGGCAACCCACGCGGTCTTGAGCAGTTCGACCCCGAAGTCTTTGGGGACTCCGTTAATCATGGGCTTGGCAAGTGAGCGAAGCGCCATGGCCCAACCTGACTTTACAGCGCCGACGGTCTGCTGGCGCTGCGTGACGTAGGTCTCGATGTCTGCCTTGTTCTCGGCGACATACTTGAACATCCAATTGATTTCGCTGACGTTGCGGCCTTGCTTCCAGAGACGACCGCCGGTGCGGTTGTAGACTGGTTTAAACGCCGCGTTGATTTCGCCCGGGCTTTGCAGGTAAGCCTGATTGGCGGACTCGTTGGCGACCTTAGTGCCAATCCTGTTGAAGTAGTTACGCAGTTTCTTGAAGCCCCAGACGGTACCAAAGCCGTTGTAACGGTCGGAGAGTACCTTAGCCAGGAAAGGATTACCGTTTAGGATGCTCGAGCCCTTGGCCGCTACCTTCCAGAAAAGGGCAGGGTTGTCGCTAAGGGACAGGGAGCCGAGGCGCTTAATGAGCCGGGCCTGTTGGGTCTTCTTGGTTCCGCCATTCAGGGAGGTAACGACCTTGCCGACGTCGCGGTCCACGGCCCTTTCGCCTGCCTTCCCAGCTGCGGGGTCTAGGCCCTTACCTCCGCCCTTAGCCAGGGGAGGGGTAAACCTAGCCGCGTCTTGGCAAGCCAAGGCGGCCTGCTCTAGGGTGGCGTCCTTCAGGGTCTGCTTGGACCTAGTCGCGTACTTCTGGATGGCGGCAAGGAAGTCAGCCTGAGACTTGGGCTCAATGGTGACCTTGACCACGGCTTTACTGGTTATCGTCGATGACGACGAGCGTGATCCATGCCGACCCGGGCTTGTAGGTCTGGGTCGTGATGCGGACGGTCTTCCCGCCGGCGACGATTTTCTTGCCTTGGCCTAGGCTGGCGATGGGGACGCCTGCCGACAGTAGGGCCGCCGATGACCCATTAGACCCGTCTGGGAGCGTCCAGGAGGCCGTTACAGCGGGCATCCTGACCGAGTACTGGGTCCGCTCCATGTACCCCCCTGCTTCGAGGACGGTCATCACGGCGGGGTCGGAGATTAGGCACTGAAAGGTGATGGCCCCAGAGTTAGCGGTTCCGGCCACGCCGAAGTCCGCGATCATCTCTTTAGCGTCAGCGAGAAAGTCAGCGTAGAGGCTCATCCTATCATTGCCGCCTTTGGGAACTAGGCACAAAAAAAGGGCCCCTTTCGGAGCCCTTTAAGTTCGTTGCCTTGGCCGCTATTAGGCGGAACAAACGCGGTAGAGCGAGGTCGAGCGACCGACAGCAGCACCGAACATCAGAGTGGCCGTGACGTTCAGGAAGCCAGACTGCTCCATGCCGACGAGCACCTGGACACCGAGACCCGTGGTGGCGTCGACAGCGTTCGAGACTTCGAAACCGGGGATGCCTTCAGAGTCAGGCAGAGCGGAGGCGAAGGCGATAGCGTCAGGACCAGCGACGAAGCCAGCAAGGCCTTCGCCGTTGCCGGCGAGATTGGCGAACTGGTAGATGCGGGCGCCGGCGATGATGCCGAGGTCGCCGTCGCGGATGATGTTCGCGCCGAGGACGTTGTTGCCGACGATCGTGGTGTCCTTACGGAGACCAGCAATGTAAGCGCTGTTGAGCACGGCGAAGCGAGGGCTCGGGGCCTTGGCGTCGTCGAGAATCTTCTGCACACCCACGAGTTCGTCGTAGGAGAGGTCAGCACCAGTAACGGCGCCGGAAGCGTAATTAGCGACAGTGACCTGAGCGTTGATGACGTCCATGACCTTCTGGGCGAGACCGATAGAGGCGGTCTGAACGAAGTTGTTGACGAAGAAGTCAGCGCCGTAGTCCTTCAGGTTCGAAGGGGTGAAGCGGCTGGAAATCTTGAACTGGGTCAGGGTGACAGTCGCCGACGTGACAGTCGCGTCATCGGAGGTGAGGTAGCCACCAGAGCCGAAGGCGGTAGCGGTCGAGGTGCCGATGAGGGGAACCTGGATCGCCATGCCGGTGGAGCCGGGACGGGCGGAGAAGACAGACGAGATGCCGGAGAGGACCGGGAGCTTGTTCTGGAGGGAGGAGAGGACGCCAGCCGACAGTACTGACGGGGCGGCAGAGATTGCGTTAGCCATGATGTTTGATTAGGTAGGGTTGAGGGAAATTAGAAAGAGGCCTTGATGATCGCAGAGCGATGGGCCTCAAAGTAGGCGTTGCGTTCCTTGGACCCGACAGGCAGGGCCATGAAAGCGACGTAGTGGTTGACGGCCTCGGCAGGAGCGCCGTCGCCCTGGGGAAGGGCAACCGGGGTGACGCCGACAGACGCGGCAATCTTAGCGGCCTCTTTAGAGGCGCTGACCTTGACGGCTTCAGCTTCGAGAGCGGCGGCCTTGAGGGCGGCGGCTTCGGCTTCGATATTCTTGACGACTTCGGTGAGGCTGGCGATGGAAGCGTCCTTCACGGAGGCTTCGACCTTCAGGCTTTCGAGTTCCGCGGCGGCGCCGACGGTGAGCTTCTCGACAGTGGCACGGAGGTCATCGCGTTCGGCGGTGA